AATTACATATTAAATCCGCCCCCATTTCTGGAGGCGGACTCTTTTTATTCTTTCCTGATCAGCTCCCAAAGCCGATGCAACATAGTGCACATCTGCTGCCGGGTGACCGGCTGAGAGAGCATTAGGTCCCCCTCGCCGTTGCCCGTCAGGATGCCGTTTGCAATGGCCCATTCCACACCCTCCTTGTGGACGCCGCTGGGTGTATTGTCCATGATCTTGACCTCCAGTCTCTTCTTGAACTCTGCCCACTTCTGGGCGCTCACCAAGTACGACGGGCAGTGCTTCCCTGTCACATCAAAGTGACGGTACACGTTCTCAATGGGGATGCCGTACTTTTCCATCAGTGCCCGGCCCAGGGCGGCAGCATTGGCAAGAGTTGCTTCGCTGGCCTGATAGACACCGTTCCGGATGGTGTCGCACATCTCAATGGAAAGGCTGTTGGTGTTGGTGATAACACCGTACATGGTGCCGCCGCCAGTCTTATCGGCGTTAGCGTACTTGCTGCCGCCGACGGACCACGCAATCTTCAGCTCAGGGACGCTCAGATACACCGTGGTGTCGTCCACAAAGTAGTGGGCACTCGCCTTGACAATGTTCCGCTGGAAATAAGCGGCATTGTTGGCCGCCTTGTCCCCGTCATTTCCGGTGTAGTGGTACACTAGATACCGGATTTGGCTGGCGTTCCGGGAACCGCCATAGTTCCCGGAGTTCGCCAGCTGCTCCTTTATCGTGTAGCTCATTTACTGTCACTTCCCAGCTGCTTGATTACCTGGTTGGCTCCGGTAGCAGCCAGACCGCTCACAATGCCCACAGCCGCCGCGGTGATGTAGTCCGTGGCTGGGAAGTCAGGCATGAGGAACATACCTACCACACCCAGCACAGCGCCGCAGACGCCGCAGATGATGGGGATGAACTTGCTGTCCAGAGAGGACGCTTTCACGCCCTGCCCAATCAGCAGGCAGATGACGGTGATAGCCGCCACTCCGGTGATGCCAAGAGAGGAAATGTCCATATCAGACCTCCCGATTACACTCGGATGGCCTTGACGGCATAACCGTCTGCATCATAGGTCACATCAAACTTTCCGCGCTTGGTATTCTGGCGAACCACTTGTCCGGCAAGCGCCTGATTTCGGCCCATGTCTACCTTGTCCGGAAGAGGTTTCTTTTCCTCGCCGGGAAGGAATCCCTCCGCCATCTCTGCCTCGGTCCATCCGCCGTCGGGGTTCTTTTCGGGGTTCAGGGAAAATCCGGCGCCAGCCTCAACCAGCAGCTTGTTGGCATCCTCCGCAGTAATCTTGCCGCTCTTGAAGTCATCGATGATGTTATTGATGGTCTTGTTCATGATTGGTAGCTCCTTTCAAATATCCGGCTTGACCGCCGGTTTCTAATGATGTAAGATGTTATTGCCCGTTGTGCAGACGTGTGCTGTTTTGATAGCGCTCCCTCCGCGTTAAGTCGCAATGGACGGAGACAACGAATACTACGGGCTTGCGGCGCTCCTTCGGGGGCGTCGCTTTCTTATAATCCGATACGAGCCAGGACAAAGGCAATTACCGCCGCCAGCACCGCCCACACGGACTTGTCCACAATGGCCTCCCAGCGGCGCCCTGGTTTTGCCGTCTGTTCCTCCTGCTTTGCCAGAAGCTTTTCGATGTTTTTATCCATGTTGGAAAGCTGCTCGTCCAGCTTGGCGTCTCGGGCAATCTGTTCCCGCTGCCAGTCATAGAACGAATTATGGAACTTCTTGGAGTCCTGCTGCCAGTCCTCCAGAGCCTTGATACGCCCCTCCAGACGGGCTGCTGCTTCCAGGCCAAAGCAGTCATGCCGGGGGTCTCTAACGCACTTCTCGTCAGCCATTGGACACCTCCCCTAAATCCTCCCACTTCACGCCCACGCTTCCGGGTTCCCACACGTTGTTGTCCTGACCGGACCGCCAGACGTGGCCGTCATAGGTGCAGCAGTCCCCGGTCATATACGGCGAAGTGGAGACGGCGATAAACGGCAGGGCCTTGGCCGGGTCTGTACTCCACGCAAAGCCCCACTGTGCGGGCAGTTCCTCCGGCTCGTCCGTGTAGATGGTGCTGTCATAGGGTTGGAGGAGACGCACCACACGCCCCGCCGTAGACCGGCAGACAAAGCCCGCCTTGCGTTCCAGCATGTTCATGGCGTCACAGGCCGCCGTAAAGCTGGGGATGTAGTCCTCGGAGGCATACAGCTCCGTCCCGGTCATGTCCGAAACCTGGGCCTGGAGGGTCTGTGCCCTCGCAAGCCCGGTATCCCGCATGGTGGTAAGTACAAACTGCTTGTCTGTCATACCGCGTTCACGCCCTCTCTGATTGCTTTCGCAAGCTCCGCATAGGTCACATACTCCGGTTCAGGTTCCGGCTCCGGCTGTCCATCATCCTCCACGGTAATCTGCCCTTGATATGCCTCCGTCTGGGCGATGGCGTAAGATGCCTCCGTGTAGGGCATCGCAACACCGGAGAGCACCGTCTCGATGTCCGGCTCCTCAGGGGTGCCGTGGTTGATCTCTGTCGCCAGCTGGTATTTGATGATCTTCATGGCGCCCTCCTCAATCGGTTGTTTTTATGTAACGCAAGACAAGATATACATAGCTTCCGGACGCATCCGTATTTGTCGTGATCCGGATAATTGAGGCATTGATCAGAATATTGTCAAGCGCAGGGGCTTCGATCAGATTGGCGCCTCCCATCATCCCTGTATATGAGACGAGCTGGCTGAAATCTTCTATCCCATGAGAGACTTCTTTGTATGTGGCATTTGGTGCCTGACCGAAATTGATTGCTTTGGCATACACAGGCTTTCCGTTGTATCGCTCCACGGTGCGGTACTCGACGCCCAACAGAGTGGGGGGATTGATCCACTCCCAAGGCTGCCACCCTCCAAAAAGATAGTGATGGGATCGCCGAGCACTTATCAGGCCCTCGTCACTCCCGTAGCGATATGCAGTTTGAAACACAATCTCATCAGCGTATGCGCACACCAGTACAAGCCAACCAGCAACATTGTCCGGAGCGTGTACGGCTTCTCCACCCGCAGCATTCATGTACCATCCGTTTTTTGTGGCATCATTCAGGTCCGAAATGTTAACAGCAACTGTGCCTAGCCCAAACCCACCCGGCGCCAAATTTTCCCTGCCACGCACACACTCCAACAGCGTCAGCGGGAAAATGTTCTTCCCATTCTGTTGCAGTTGCGCCGTGCTGCCAGTATTGGCAAACGTCGGCGCCGTCTTGGTGTATGTCCAATTGCGCGTCACCGTCACCACACCGCTGCCGGGATTGGTGGATGCCGTAATCTTGATGGTGCCCGTGCCCGTGGGCAAGTCCACCACCAAAATCTTGTTGTTGGCGCCGTTTGTTGCTGTGAATGTCCGGGCAGTGGTTCCATTGATGATCTCCGTCACCGTCAAGGGGTTCGTGCCGTTAGAGGACACCGTGTAAGACACATCATTGACCAGCGTCCCCAGATTCCCGTCAGAGCCGGAGATCACCACAGCGGAGGCGGATACCACAGGCACAGAGGCGCTGGTAGTGTAGTCCCCGTAGGTGCCGGAGACGCCAGCCTTGACACGGTACTGTACACTCGTCCAGGTGCCCACGACCTCGCTGAAAGTCAGATTCGCCCCGGAATAGACCTGCACCCAGTCAGCGTCCGTGTCCGCCTTGCGCTCCAAGATGTAGCTGTCAGCACCGTCAACCGCCGTCCAGGACACCGTAATCTGATTGCCTTGCATGGCTTGTGGCGGGACGTTGATAATGGTAGAAAAACTAAGCTCTGCCCGCTGGTCGTAATAGTAACCGTCCTTCACCCCGCCGTTGGGGTATGCGGTAGAATTGGTGGAGTAAATGTAGTCGATAAAACTACCTGCTGTTAAAGAACCTATACTTACTAAATAGACAGGCTTAGCAGTATTTGTATCTAAAACAACAATGTAATCGCTACCATCCCCTCCTGACCTGGAGGTATATATTTGGCCAGTAAGCTCTATCATGTAAATAGTTCCCGAATCGACTTGCACATATGTCTTGCCGTTCAGAGGCACATTTGTACCATATTCCCAGCTACAATTAACTGAAGCAGGAGAAACTAAAGAAAGAGTTCCATTACTGTCAACTGTTACAGATGATGCGTATTTAATTTTTGCACCTGTAGGGGGAGTAGTCCCAAAATCACAAATGGTCTCTCGTGTATGTCCGGTACTTATCTCGTTAATACTATGGGCAGGTGTGCTTTTCCGCCACCGATAAATCGCCATCAGTTCCCACCCCCGTTGTACGTCACCTGAATCTGCGCGGTCAGCATCCCGCCCAAATCCTCCGTGGTGGCCAGCTCAGAAAACGCCGCCCCGATCTGAATCGCCGCCGTCTGGGCATTGTTCACCTGCTCCATCAGGTAGTTGTACCCGTGCTGCTGGCTCAGCCCCACGCTCTGCCCCTCCGGGGCCACAATCTGGTTTTCCGCCCAGTCCTCCGGCAGATCAGCCGGAAGATGGACCGTAATCGGATTATCCGCCATTGTTCACCACTCCTTCCGAAACCGGAATTGTATGCTTCATCACAACGGAATCCCCCACCGGCACATAGACCCGGGAGGCCGTCAGCACATTCCCCTCCCCGTCCAGCAGCTCCGCGGACGTGATCTCCGCAGTCTGGGCCGCCGCAACCGTGTATGTGATCGTCAGGACGCTTCCCGACACGCTCTTTGTCAGGTCTGTGATGGAGATTGTCCCATTGATCCGGGCAGAGGCCACGTCTCCGCTGACAAAATCGGCCACCCCCGTCAAAAGGGCCTGTTGGATGGATGGAGTCTCCGGCAATTTAACCACCTCATTCTCGCCGTCCGTGGCAAAGGGCAGTTGCCCCAGCGCCCACGAACCCAGCTTGTAGTTGTAAGTCCGAATGAGCCGCTCGATCTGCTCACTCAAAAGAAGCCCGCTCCGGATGAAGGGCGTGTTCACATAGACGATGTGGGCGGGCTTGATCCGGTTGATGGTGAACGCCACCTCCGTGGCATAGTTCTGATTCTGGGCACTGCTCTCGATGTACAGGGTGTAGTTGGGATAGTCCACATGGACTTCCCACAGCCCCGGCCCGATCAGCTCGTCCAGCTTCTGATACAGAAACCCCAGTGTGTACGGCGGCTTCGTGGTGATGCGGTTCAGCACCCGATACCGCCGGAACTCCAGGTCCTCCGTCTGCGGATTGGGAACAATGCCGAAAATCCGCTCCCACATCTCAATCGCAGACAGATCCATGGTCTGGAAGAAGAAATTGTCCGCCACGGACGTGATCTCCCCCGCCAGGGTTTCCAGCTGCGCCTCCTCCGTCCGGCAGATTTCCCGGTAGTCCAGAATTTCCCGATACCAGGGTGGCAGCAGCTTCAACATCTCATAATCAAGTTCCGGCACTTAGACTCACCGTCCCCATCACGGGCACCTGCTGGGTGGCGCCGCTCTCCGTCAGAATCAAATCCGCTGTCCCGCCATTCAGCTGTACATTCGTGGCATTCACCACGCCGGTAACGCCTACAATGGCCGCGGTAATTCTCGCAAGGTACACGTTGGCCTCATACACCACGCTGGTGGTGCTGGTGTTGGTGTCCCACGCCTGCCGCACTGTCAGCAAATACGCCTCGATGGCGTCCTCAATGGGCTGCTGCACCTGCCCGATCTCATAGCCGGAGGCCAGCGTCACCGTGGCGGAGACGTTCACCGTCAGCTCTGTGGGAGCCACCACCGTCACCTGCGCCCCGATGGGGGCCATGCCCAGACCCAGCCCCTGGTTGGGGGGCGGGTCCACGGCCTTCTGCACATTCTCCACCAGAGTAGACGAAGCAGGAAGCCAGTCCGCCCCCAGGACAGACAGCTTCACCGTCCCCCCGCCGTTCCAGGTGGGGTACACCTGCACGCTGCCAACGCCGTCCAGGCCGCCCACATATTGCTTGTACGCGGCGATATTCCCGCCGAAGGGCCGCTCATTCAGGGCCTCGACGATCCGCTCCCGGAACGATTCGTCCGTCTCCGTGTCGTCCCCCGGCACCAGAATGTCCGTAATCTGGGCGCTGGTGAGGCCGGGAATGGCGGTGATGGGCAGAATCGGCCCGGTGTACTCGTTGCCGATGGTCCCCGCCGTCTCCGCCGTCAGCTGGTAATAGTGGAATCCCTCCTCCGGGTCCTCCGGGGTGTCTGCGGCCGTCACAATGAAGTTGATGGAGTTCTCCCCGTTGATGGTGGAGAACCGTGCGCCAATCGCCACAGCGGCGTTGAACACGCCCAGCCGCACCGCAGCAGAAGCGGGGTATCTCGTCAGGCCCGCAATCACCGCCAGATCATCCAGAGACTGTCCGGAGGCCGTCTGCACAAACGCCTGCCGCTGCACCTGGTCCAGGGAGAGATAAAACCCCTCCATCACAAAGGCCGTCGGGCCCAGGGCCGTGGGGATGGGGGCCGTGTCCCGCTTGTCGTAGGTGTCCGGCACCCGGTCCAGCATGGTCTGCAGCAGATTTTGATAGGTGTATTGCGTAAAATCGATCAATTCAGGTTCACCTCCACGCTGGTCTGAGTATCGCCATATACGGTGTTCACCGTGAAGGCGGCCGACAGAGTGTTCCCGGCCGCAGTATAGGTAAAGCCGGAAATCCCCCGGACCCGGTCGTCCATGGTCAGGGCTGCGGTGATCCGGCGCTGCAATTCGGACGCCACATACCCCGGGTCCTGGCCGATCAGCCCCTCCCACTGCATCCCGGAGTAGGGCCGGTAAATCTGCCAGCGGAACCGCTCCACGTTCAGAATGATCTCCACCGCCTGCCGGACGGCTGCCAGTCCGTCCACCTCTCCCTGTATTCTCCGGGTCTCCCTGTTGATGTACCACGTCCGGGAGGGCTGCTGCTGGAAGGTCACGCCGGCGGAAATGTCAATCGAACTCGTCGGTAATGTCGGCATTCTCTCACCCCTTAAAGACGCGGGACAGCACGATGAACCTCTGTCCGTTCTGCACCCGGAGTAAAATCACCTCATCCCCCACCGCTAACGCGCGGTTCAGGATGATATAACCGTTTTCCACCGGCAGGGCCTGTCCGAACTCCTGACAGATAATCTGGCTCTCCAGCAGCGCCGGGTCACAGCTGCCCCCGCCAGTGGCCGTATCGTGTATCTCGTGGGTGTGCTGCAAAATGGGAATCTTCTTCTCCACCACACACTCCGTCAGCAGCAGCACCCCCGCCCGCAGCGGGGCCATCTGGGTGTTGATGGTGATCTCCAGCGGGTCTGCCTTCGTCACGGTCCCGATCCGCAGGTCCGTGGGCTGCCCCGCCCGGGTGTTCTCCTGGATCATCTGTTGCAAAACATCTCTCAGTTCCATACTCAAATCGCCATCGTCTCAAATTCCATGGTGTGTACGTCGTTCTCCCAGGTGTGGGTCACCTGCTCCAGCAGCACATACTGGTCCAGGTTGATGTCGCCCAGGCCCGGGACTTTCATCAAGACCATCTGTCCCGCCCGCAGGCCCGGGACGCCCAGAGAATTCACCTTGACCGTCCGCATCCGCCGGTTGTAGTACGCCAGGGACGCCTGCGCTTGGGCGCGCATCTGCGCGTCGTTCACGTCCTCGTCCACGGTCTGATACAGCTGCAAAAGCCCCCACTGTCCGATGTTGGCGGAGTCCTCCGCGATCACCACCTCCCACCGTCCGGTCTCCTCGTTGGGCCGGGCCAGCTTCACGGAGTTGTACGTCTGCTCGTCGATGTCGGTCTTGTACTCGTACTCCGTCAGCAGGGACCGCTCCCCGATCACCACTGGGGAGATCATGTCCTCCGGCCGCCGCAAAGCCAGCCCGTTCCCATCGTCGAAAAACACATAGATGTTCCCGGTGTTGAGCAGCGTCTGCTGCACCGCCTCGCCGATCATGTCCAGCACCGTCTCGTCCTCCTTGATGAAGGATGGGATGGCGTATCCGGTGTCCGCCACAGCGCCCACATCCAGCTGAAAGTCCGCGGCGATCTGCCGAATCATGTCCCCCACCTTGTAATCATAGAAGGCATAGGAGGCGTTGGCCTTCAGGTACCGCAGCCGGTCATAGCAGGTGACCTCGATCTCGTCCCAGCGGTTTTTGACCTTCGTGAATACCCAGCCGTAGAACTGCAATTCCCCATCCACGGAGAACCGCACCACGTCGCCCTCCAGAAAGGCGATGTCCGCGCACTTGTTCAGGGTGAACTTGAAGGTCCCGGGGCTCCCGGTCCGGTTGGTGGTCCAGGAGGCGGTCTGGGTGCAGTTCACCACGTCCCAAACCTTCCCGCTGCGCTTGTTGGCGATCAGCAGCTCGCATTTCATGTGTTGCTCACCACCTGCAGCGCCTCCCTCTTCATCCATCCAAGCGCCCCGCCGCTCTCCGTGGTCACATGGATGGGATAAGCCCGGGCGGCGTCCACGATCCGGGACACCACCACCGTCCGGCCATTGCCGTTTCCGTGGGGCTCGTCGCCGTAGCTGGTGTAGTAATAGGGACCGTTTGCAATGCACGTGGTCCCCACCACCAGCTGCCCCTGCGGGATGTCCCGGGACGGCTCCGTGGTCGCCACCGCAGGCGTTCCGCCGCCCTGGGGCTGCACCTGAATGACGCCCGGCGTGTAATCCCGGTACTCGGTCAATGTCAGGTCGTAGTAGAAATCCCCGGTCTCCCCGCCCCGCTCCTCTGTGTTGAACTGGGTGACCAGCGCAGAAAAGCCGGACAGAGTTGTCGCAAACGGCTCTCCGTTTTCATAGCTTCGGACAGGGATATAGTCTACGACAGCTCTTTCATCCATTGCAGACTGAAAAAAGTTGATGTAATATTCCGGTGCATGGAAACCGTCCCACAGTTGGGTTCCATAAAGGGGCCTTCCGGGAAACCAGCTGGAAATCGTTACTTCACGCAGCTTCGGAGTACGGGGAACCATAATGGGTCCGATACCAAGAACGTTGTATTCGCCGTTATCCGCTTCTTTTGATACCGGGAGTTTTGCAGGGTTGACCGGAAGGCGGACCTTGGCAGTTCCACGCTGGATAAAAATACTGTAGATATTTTCTCCCATAGCCCCTCCTTTCTTGACAGGCACCGACGCAAACAGATATAATGTGTAGCGGGGTGATGAAATGCTTGATGAAAAGGATTTGCAAGCCATTGCCGCTCTGATGGATTCCAAGATCAAAGAGTCCGAAGATCGAATGGCTGGTCTGATGAAGGTTGTCATGGAAAATGAGGTCACGCCCAAATTCAACATGCTGGCCGAAATGCTCTCAGACTTGAAAGAAGAAGTGGGCCAAATCCCAAAAGACAATGACCGCAAAAAGGTCATAGAAAAACTGGAAGTCCACGACGCAGTGTTGAAGCTGCACAGCGAGGAAATCGCCAAATTGAAAAAAGCCCAGTGAGAAACGCGGTGCCGCAGGGTGCCGCTTTTCTGTTTTCAAAACGCCCGCGCCGTGGTCCTGGCAGCCCCGGAGGACACCTGCTCGATCAGGATGTCCCGGATGGCGTTTGCCAGGTTCTGCCGGTCCGCCGCCGTGCGGCCGGTGTTGGCCCCGTTGATGGTGATGACCGGCGTCTGGGCCGTCAGATTGACGTTGTTCACATACCGCCGCTCCGCCACGTCCACCAGAGCCCTGATGTCCTCCTCGCTCATGTTCACGGACTTCTCAATGCCCTTCACGCTGCCGGCGATGGAGGCGATGTTGTCATAGGCCGTGGACTGGGCAAACAGCTCCGATGTGCCGCCGTCAAAAAGATCGCTGCCCCAGTTGTAGCCGGTCTGAAAAGCATCTTTTGCCCCAAAGCGATAGTTTATGGTCGGCGCAGTTCTGTTCAATGTAATGGCATTTTCGTTTTTTCCCCATTGAAGAACGCTGTTCTGCAGAGATGTAAGGCCAGCGGTCCAGTCTGTCCCAAAAATGGCGTCAATGATCGTCGTGACAACTTTCCCAAGGTCCAAGAACCAGGACACGATATTTCCAATCAGGTTTGCCACAGCGCCGCCGAAGGAATCAAATCCGCCGTTCGCCGCATTGAGTACCCACTCTATCGTTCCGAGGAACGGGCTCACAAAGAGGGTCCAAATAGATTGAATAATCCCATTCAGAAGTCCAATGACGGTGTTCCCTATCGTAGCCGCAAGCCATAGGACCGACCCAGCAATGATTCCAGTTGCCGAAACACTTGCTCCCGTGATTTTGTTAAAGACCGCCACGCCTGCGTACAGCAGCCCGATCAGTACCCCCACCAGCATGATGATCCAAGTGATCGGGGACGCCAAAAGGGCACTGTTGAATGCAAGAACCGCTGCGCGGCCTGCTGTTACATTTCCAGTCAAAACGCCAAACCCTATCGTAAGAACTCTCACAACAGCGTGATAGGCCCCCGCCGCCGCGGCCGCGATCTGCGTCCAGTGGGCCGCCACCTGGAACACCACAAAGGACGCCGCCAGCCCAGCCACAATCGGCCCGATGATGGACAGATTGTTCGCCAGCCAGTTCACCGCGTTCAAAACGGGCTGCAATGCCCAAATGGCTGCATTCTGCATACGATTCCATACTCTGCCCCAAGTAACCGGCATATTCTCAAATTTAGCGTTGATATAGTCCGCCGCGTTCAACACGGCATTCTTAACAACATCGGCAGTAATCAAACCTTCTGCCGCCAAATCCCTGATGGCTCCCTTGGAAACTCCCATATAATCCGCAATTACATTTTGAATCATAGGAAGTTGTTCCATAACAGAGTTCAGCTCATCGCCCCGCAGGACTCCAGAAGCCAGCGCCTGTGTTAATTGAGTGATAGCCCCGCTTGCTTCTGCTGAAGTTGTCCCGGACAAAGCCATGATTTTATTGAGCTGCTCCGCGAATGTAACCGTTTGTTCTGAGGACTGGAATGCGTCTCCAGCCAAAATTCCGATTTTAGAAATAAAACTAGCCGTCTGCTGATAAGACGCTCCAACTCTCTGGGCGGACTCATAGATCATCCGGTTCAGCTCCTCCGTGGTCTGCAAGCCGTCGTTCATCATGTCCAGCCGGGCCGTGATGCTCGTCATGGAGTCCGAAAGCCCCGTCAGCGCCCGCACGCCCTGAATGCCAAGATACGCCCCCGCCAGACTGCGCAGCTCACTCACCAGCCCGGAGGTCTGCCGGGCGGCATTGGCCGCGCTGTTGCCATACAGGCGGTTGCTATTGGCCCCGTTTCGTGCGGAATTCCCAGCACGGTTCAAATTGTTGATGTAGTCCCGAATGACTCGGGAATATTCATCATTTAATCGGAGAGTATCTTCAATGACCGCCACGGTCTCACCTCTTTTTCAAGCTGTCCTGCAGCTGTTTGTTCTCCTCCATGCTCCGCAGGGCAAAGACCCGCACCAGGGCCTTTTCCCGCCGGGGCAGAGCGTCATACTGACCGGGGGCCCACCCGAGGTTGACAAAGCAGTAGTAGGCCACCAGCGTGTCAACGTCCCAGGCGTCCCCGGCGATCAGTTTTTTGCCTCGTCCTCCACAGAACCGCCAAGGCCGGACAGGTCCAGAATCTCCCGGAGAAGATTGCTGAACTCCCCGGAAAACAGCATCTTGCCGGGGACCATCAGCGGGTCCATGACGCCATAGGCGCCGCACAGCTCCGTGGACCGGAAGTCCGGCACCAGCGTGGCCGCCACGATCAAGCGCCGGTTGAAGTCCTGGTCGTCCACCGTCCGCTCCAGGCTGCCGTCCCGCTTCTTCACGGTCCGGGTGGACTGCTTCAGCAGCGCGTCCGCCTCGTCCTGGGTAATGGACCGAATCTTGAACTTGGCCGGGTTGCCGTCCTCATCCAAAAACCGTCTGGAAATGACGATCTCCTTCTCTTCCTGCACCGTCACGGGATGCAGGAACGCAGACAAATTGCTCATGTTTCCTCCTTAGTTCCCCAGCTGTGCCGGGTCGTTGAACGATTGCAGCCGGGCCACCCGGGTGTAAGCGAAGTTGAAGTCGTAGCTCAGCATGGACTCCTCGTCATTGAGAATGCTCAGCGGGACGGTCCCGGTCAGGTGGCATCCGTAATAGGCCATCACCTGAGCGCCCACGGACGTGGTGGGGTCATGGTTGGTGATCTGGATGTCGAACTCCGGCATCACGCCGGTCTGGATATACTCCAGCACCATGTCCGTCCACAGGTTGGTGCCGTAGTAGATATTCCCAGTGCCCGTCAGCTTGGCGCCGTTGGGCTTGTCCTGGATGGTCCGGGTGCCGATGACCCGCATATCGTTGGACTGCATCTCAGCGTTGGTGGTGATGTTCCGCATCCCGGCCACCACATAGTTTTTGCCGTCACGGGTCACGACGATGGAACCCTCCGCGCCGTTCAGGGTGTCCTTTGCCAGTAAATACGCCATGTATCACACCTCCCTCAGTTCACCGAGATGGTGACGTAAATCTTCTCCACGGAATCCACCGGCTGAATCGCCAGATTGACCACGATGGCGTCAATGGCCTCGCCCGCCTCCACGGTCACATCCTCCGCGTCGAAGTTCTGGATGCCGCTGTTTGCCTGGATGTCCAGCAGATAGCCCACAATGGCGCTCTTGAACTGCATCCGGCCCGCCTCGTTGTTGTTCACCACGCCGATGAAACCGTCGGAGAACTGCTCATAGATGTCATTGGCGATGGTGTTCAGCAGTCGCATGACCCGGTTCTTGTGGTAGGGCTCGGTGATGTCCGTGGTATAGGTCACCAGAGAGTTGATGTCCTGCTCCACCTTCACCACGCCGTCGTCCGCGAACAGCACGAACTCCCCCTTCTGCAAAGCCTCCTCATACCCGGAATTGGCCCGCTTCGGCGTCACATCCACCGCGCCGGGGTACGCGGCGTAGGTCAGGGACTCGTTGTACCGGGCCCCTGCCTGGGCGCCAGCGGCCCACCACACCACCTGCTGGGGCGTCAAAGCTGTTCCGTCAGAGAGTACCACGCCGGAGTTCACGTTGGTGATGTACCGGGAGTCCGGGTTGGTCAGGCCCGCCGCCACCAGCTGGGACTGTGCGCCCTCCTCGTCGGCGATCCGCTTGATGAACGCCTGGAAGGCATCCTCCACGGCAGAGTCCGAGCCATCGTAGGCCAGCACGTCGAACTTGTACGGCTCGATGGCCGTCAGGAAGTCCGTATAATCGCTGGAGGCTGGAGCGCCATCCGCGCCGCCGGTGAGGGGCGCGCCCACGCTCGCCGCCAAGGCACCGGTTCCAGAGAATGTCACCCAGTCGTTGGCCGTCAGGTCCTCCACAGTCTTGGCCGTCTGCTGGTCCTCGATCACGCCGCCCACCACTGTGGAGACGGTGAAGGCGTCCGCCGGGTCTGTCAGTTCGGTCACCACGATGGTGATGTCATTGCCCCGGACGCCGGGATATCTGGCCGTCGCTGTCAGCGGAGCGATCTCCGCCGCAGCCTGCTTCTGCCCCGTCGCCCCCAGGCGGTACAGCAGGACCTTGTTGGGCGCCGCCGTCCGGTTGGTGCCCTTGAACATCTCGTTCAGAAACCTGTTTTTGGGGTCGGTGATATCATACCCCGTGTACGGGACCATGTCCGCCCCGGCCGCAATGGTCTGTACGGTCTCCACCGGGCCCCAGGAGAGGGCCGCCGGAATCGCCACCGTGCCCCGGTCGCTGACCGTCAGCCCCAGGTCCCGGTTAGAAGTAAACCGGATGTAGACGCCGGGCCGAATCTTGTTCTGGCTCTGCCAGGTGCCGCCAGCCATACAAATCACGCTCCTTTTTGTTTGAAAAATGCCTTGACCGCCTTTTCGGCCTCGGCTATGGTGTATTCGGATTTGGAAAGGACCACTCCCAGGAAGTCCTTCTGGTATCTTGCAAATCGGGGGTCCCGCAGCAGGACCTCCCGCCTGTATTTCTTAGCCATCTTTCAGCCTTTCGTCGTAGTCCATGGTCTCCATCTTCACGCTGTCCTCCGGAATGGTGACCCACACCCGCAGCTCGAACTTGTAGTGAAGCGCGTCCAGGTCAATCCGCCACTCCCGTTCATAGGTCCGCAGCAGGGCGGTGTCCGTTCCGTCCGAATAAGGGAAGGTCTCCATCCGCAGGTCCAGCTGTTCCGCCGCCTGCTGGTACTGCTGCTGCAAGTCCGGCAGGTTGTAGTCCACCAGATACGTCAGGTCCAGCCCGATCCGCCGCAGATAATACCCGTTGTTCCGCCGGGGCTCGATGTGGGCGTACCGCTGCTGCAAAAACATCATCGGCGGTTTACTGTCCTGCTGGTTCGGGTCCTCGTAGAAGGTCACACCGGGGAAGGACGGGGCCAGATAGTCCGCCAGACTCTTTGCAATTGTGGAAATCGTGAAGTTCATTCCAGCATCCTCCGCAGCCGTTCCGCTTCCGCACGAACTACCCGATGGTATTCCTCATGGGCCGCCTCTGCCATGAACAGCCCCTCCACATACTGGGTCTTCGTGCCCACCACGATGCCGCCTTTTCCGTCCGGGTTGTACTCCAGCATCCCGCTCTCCGGGTTGATGACCAATCCCGGCACGAAATGCCGGTCCATCCGGTGGCCGTCGTTGACGTAGGAGGCATACTGCTTGTCGTTGTTCAGCTCCGTCACATAGGTGCTGCCCCGCTTCACAGGCACCACTCTGGAATCCGTAGCCCAGTGCTGCTTCATCCCACCGGACCGGGTATTGGTGCCGGAGAGATCGTCCAGCGTGGGCGGCGTCAGCTCCGCGGCCTTTTCCACGGCCCGGATGGTGGCTCCCTTCGCAACGGCGGTCAGCTCCCCGGGAAACCGCGCCTCCACATCCCGCAGCTGTGCAATCCGCTCTTCCAGTGTCATGTCACACGCTCCTGCTGTAACAGCCGGATTTCCTGATGGGCCAGCCCCGGGATGATGGCCCCGAACGGCTCATAGTAGAGATTCGGCTCCCCGGCAAAGGCCCGGATGACCGGCCCCGGCTTTCCCAGCCTGCCGCCTCTGGTAATCACCAGCTCGTCCCCGGCCCGCACATCCACAGAGATGTCGCAGGCCAGGTGGTCGGACTCCTTCAGGCTGGCCGCTGTCTCGGTCATGTTAACGGTCCTGTTGTCGCTCTGGTAGATGCGGCAGGGGATGTTCCCGGACACCAGCGCCCGCTCATGCCGGGTCAAATTGCCGTCCAGGACCTCCCGCACCCGGTAAACGCTCATGGTGTCGGTGTACCAATCCTGCCAGTTCATAGGACCATCGTGCCTCCCATCCCGATCAGCTTCGCCCGGTTCGCCAAAATCTGCCCGTAGGTGGTGGAGTTCAGGTCGCCCCAGTCCTCGGTGCCCGCCGTGATGGCGGCGGTGTCGTAAGTGACGGAGGCGTCGCCCAGTGTTGCACTCTTGACCATGCCCACAAGCGCCCCGGAGGCGGCGGCCTGCTGGGGGGTCTCGTTGCTCTCCGCATACCCTCTCAGGGACAGGGTGGCGTAGTGGGCCACGTAAAGCCCCACGGCATACCGCCAACCGTCCAGCCACCGGTCCGGCTGGATGCTCCCATTCGCCATCCGGATGATCTGTTCCAGCATGGGGAGAGAGCCCAGGAAGTATCCCTCTTTGTTGAAAAACTGCGGGTAGTCCGTGCGGAAGTCCTCTACCGTGTAATTTCCAACACTGTGCCCGATGTTGGCCGCAGCGGCCTTCACACCGAAAAATTGAGGTTTGCCCCAGCCGTACATGCCCGCAGTCTCCTTTCTTACTCCTCAGTCGTCTCTTTTCCCCGGCGGGTCTTGACCTTCTTCTCCGCCGCCGTCTGTGTCTCCCTGTCGGAGGTTCCGGAGGGCACGATCTTCCCGTCCCTCACCAGCGCCTTAAAGTAAGGCGTTTCCGCCGCCCAGTCCGGCACGGTCTCCATCATGCCCGCCCGCAGCCGGACAGCCGCGGAGCCATCCGGCGCGGGAAGGATGATGTTCCGTTTGCTCAGCACAAACATACAGCCACCTCAAATTCCGTCCACATACAGGATGGAGGTGGGATAGAAGATTTCCACCTCAGAGAGGTTCGCCATGTAAGCGGTGTCGTAGCAGACGTTTTCCACATTGGGCTGAGACATGATCCGGCTCAGGGGCACCAGCTCGTCCTCCTTCACAAACCGCTCGTGGTTCACGTACACCACCATGCGGTCTGCATCGGCGGAGCCCGCACCCTTACACCAGGCCGTTGCGCCGATAAACAGGTCGCCGCCGTTCTTGGCCGCCACGTTGTTCTTCATCAGGAAGTCGAAGATGGTCTCAGTGGCCAGGTCGGTTACCTTGGTGGTCATGATGTAGTTATACTGCTCATAGGGCAGCAGGATGTGGTTGGGGATGGCGGAGAGGTCGTAGCCGTTGGCCGCCCAAACCGTCAGCAGGGCAGTGTTCACGTCGTTCAGAATCTGATCGGGCGTCTTGGTGCTCCACTCCGTTCCGGAACTGGTGCCGGTGGCTGCGGCGGTGGTCTCTGTCGCCAGGGGGCTGTTCACAAGGCCCGTGGTGCCATACTCAGTGATTCCGGTATAGGTGTTCTGATCCACGTGCTTGTCATAGGACATTCGCACGCCGTCCTGCAGCAGATTGTCCAGGGACCGGCCGATGTAGTTGGCCCGCTGCATATCCTGCCACATGACCCGCAGGGCCGCCGCGAAGGTGTGGGCCTTGAACACGCCCTTGTCCACACTGGCCTGCACGATGGGGATGCCGTTGGCACTGCCTGCTGTCACAGGAGATGCGCCCGCGCCTCCGGTCATGCCATAGGCCACCGTCATGGCGGACACATAATCCACCCAGCCGCCGCCGGACTGGATCACGATGTCGCGGGGATAGGTAACGCTGGTCAGGGGCTTGCGAATCAGCGGGTCCCGCTTCTCCAGCTCGGAGACCAGGAACGCGTTTCCGGACTGAATGCCGTTTGCGTCCATGGTGGGCACGCCGGTCACTGCGCCCTGGGTCCGGGCGGTGAACACCCCGGCGTTGGTGGTTCCAACATTGGTAAAGCTCATGTGTTAGTCCTCCTTTCAGGCGTTGGCGCGGGTCAGGATGACCAGCTCGGCCACGCCGTTTGCATCAGCGGGACCGCCCCACTGGCAATTTGTCAGCTGCACGGTGTTGGCGGTTGTGGTGCCGTCCGCCATCGCCGTAAAAGAACCGGCAGGCACGTTGGACAGCCCCGCGGTCTCCGTGGTGTTCAGCAGCACATACACCGCGCCGCCCAGCTTGGGGGCTGTGGTGCCGTAACACTTCACATGGATGCTGCCCCGCTGGAACACACCCACCGCCTCGCCGGGAGCAAACTGTCCGTTGCCGGGGTCCAGATAGGTCAGAGCGCTCTTGATCTCCGCGGCAGCCACACCGGCAAACTGCGTGGCGGTGGTACCGGTTCCGGCAAATGCCACCACATTGCCGTTCGCATCGTACTTCACAGGGGTTCCGAACACGATCTTGTCATCGCCGCCGCAGGGGCGGGTCTCGACGATCATATCAGGTTGTCTCGCATAACACCCCGCAAAACCGTGGGGCATACTGGTGCCGATCACCTGGGGATTCAGTGCCATGGTTAGTCCTCCTCCTTCTTCTTGTGGGGGTTCCGGGCCGCATAGCTGGCCTCGGACTCCGCGCACATGGTTTCATAAGTGTTTTTGCTTGTCTTTTCAGCGGCGGCCTTTGCGCTGTCCTGCGCGGCCCTGGCGATCTCACCCATCATGTCCTTGCCACGCACGGCGGACAGCAGGGCATCGGTGACCTTCGCCCGGGCGTGCTTGTCCTCAATAGCGGCCACAGCGGGGCGGACTTTCCGCAGGACAGCCACAGCGGCGTCCTTGGTGGCATCGTCCATACAGGCGTCATTCTCCACAGGGATGGTGATGGACTTGCCCTCCTCTTCCTTGCCCAGCAGGCGTTTGATCTCCTCGTCAATGTCGCTCTCGTCGTGAAGCCGGTGCTCGCCCTCGCCGCCGCGGCTCTTGGCCTCCAGCATCTCAAGGATGCGGTCCAGCTTGGAGCCGATGTCGTCCCCCTTCGGGGCCTCGATGGTCTCCGCGTCCTCGGCGGGCTTCTCCTCCGCGGGTGCCGCCTCCGGCGCCTTTTCGGCGGGCTCAGCGTCCAGCGCGGTGGCAGCAGTCTCCACCATCTTGTCCAGCTCTTCCGGGCTGGCGTCCTTCGCCGCCATTCCAAAGGCGTGGAGGACAGACTTCCAGAATTCGTTCATGTGTTTGTTTCCACCTTTCTCCGCCTCCGGGGCGGTGTCTTGTATTGCAACCGCGGCCCCCGCCCGGCCTTTCGGCACGACGGCCACGTGATTGCCGCGAATGTTGCTCTGCCGGTATCCGGCTCCGTCCGGCACATAGCTGCAGAGATACCCGCAGGAGACTTCCCGCTTGACGTTGTTCCGGACTTCCTCCGCCAGGTTGGCGTCGTTGATGTACAGGTCCGCCACGATGTACTCCCCGGACCGGCGGACGTTCTGGACGTGTCCTTTCGTGTACGCCGAATAGTTCTCCGGCCCCACATTCTCCGGCGGATGGCCGTCGGTCACGGGCTTGCCCTCGAAGCTGGCGAGGGTGGCCGCCTCAAACACATCCTCCGGGTGCCGCTGGACCGTCACGATCCGCTCCGGGTCTCCATCCAGCATCATCTCCCGGGCCAGATAGTCCTGCGGCCCTGTCCGGGCAATGGGGACATCGTGACAGATCAAAAAGCCCTCCGGCGTGTCCGTCATGTGAGGCGATATCCGGTCCCCGTAGTATGCAACCGCCATCACTCCACCCCCGGCACAAGCTCTTCCTGGTCCGCGCTCTCTCCGGCCACGGCCTCCAGCAGCAAATCACTGATAATCGCCACGTGGTCCGTCTCGTCCGCCTGGATTTCCAGCAGCTTCGGGATGGCGCTCTCCGGCGCCACAGCCATGCAGGCCAGATACATTCGGATGGTCTCGTTCTCACCGGCCAGGGACGTTTTCAAAAGCTCGATGTATTCCCGGTTGTCGTCCATGCTCTCACCTCGTAAAACAAAGAAAAAAGAGGCCAGCTATTGCAAAATCTGCAATAACTGACCTCGTTCGGTCCTTCCCGCCCGTCGTTCCGGGCGTGGGTTCGGTATTTATTTCAGCAATTTTCGGGACACGGTGTTGACCTGTATCTCCCCACTCTTCAGCTTAATCAGCTCTACCCGAAAGCCCTGATCCAGTGCCTTCTGAATTGCATCCAGCAGTTCTTTTGTCATCTCTGTCCCTCAATCGCATCAATCATGTTTTCACAGGCGGCACCAATTTCGTTGACATCCTCCTGCTTCTCTGTAAAGCCATGCCGCATGAGTTCATCCGCCAATGCTTCTATGACAATATCGTCTATTTCATCCTGCGAATAGTCCCTATCCTCAACTCCAAGCGATTTGAGAAACTCCCATTGTCCGGCGGTCAATTTGAGACGCATCACTACTTCCTCCATCCGCTGATGATATTGCCGTTTTCCGGATTCACAACAATTTCCGCAGTTTTCCCGCGAAATCTCTGACTTGGCATACCATGATCGTCTATTTTGATTGTACCAATTTTAATGGGATTCTGCAAGGCATCCAGTGCTCCCTCCATGTCAAAGCCTCGCGAAACCGCCCTATCAACAGCGTGTCTTGAAATCCCTGTGATCTCTATTCCCGTCGCTGTCCTTTGCCCAATCAGCGGCTGAAAGCTGAGACGCTTGTTTTCCCAGCGATACAGACTCTGCCATTCCTTGTATTTGGCATCACCGGCGATTTTATGCGCCTGCCAGGTCTTGAAGGTTTTGGGGACCGAATCCCCCAGCGTCATGCGGTACCGCTCCCACTGGCGGTAATCCGCCAGCCAGCGCCGCCGGGCCGTCTCCTTGTTCCGGTATGCCTTAATCTGCTTCTCCGTCCGCGGGTCCACGCTGTACGGGTTCCTGGCCGGGCTGGAGAAGTCCTTGATTTTCTGAATTTCCTCCGGCGTCCGGCCCATGGGGGTCCATGGGAGCAGCACATGGAGGCAGTTGGGGTGGATGTTCAGATAGGTGTTTGTCAGGCTGTTCGGCCCATCCGGGTCCACTTTTCCAAACGCGTCCGCCAGCGGCGGGAAGTCCGGGTCGGCGCCGCTCTTGGAATACACCCTGCCCTCATAGGGGGCGCACAGGCCGCAGGTGGTGCCGTGCCTTGAAATCTGGTACAGGTCCTGCTCCGGGTCCGCCGTCAGCACCGCCATCACTTCCGCCTGCCGGGACGTAGTGCGGGTCACCATGGAGCAGTAGGTATGTAAAGACCAGTTGCGCCCCACCCTGTCCACAAAGGCCGTGATGCCCTCCCGCCGCAGGGCCTCCACAAATCCGGGCACGGTGATGTTCGCCCCGCGCCCTGCGGCCTGCATATGGGCCACCTGCTCCAGCCCCACCCGCCGGTACACATCCGGCTCTGTGCGGCCCACAACGGCGCTCTGCACGGTCGCCATGGCCGTCATGGCCGAATCGGTGATCTCGCCCATCAGGTTCTGCACCAGCGTGTCCACAATGGCCGTCTGCTCACCCGTGAGCGACATGGCATTGATATAGCCCATAAAGTGCTTGGCCGGGGTCTCTCCGGCGATGCGCCGGGCCTCCGGCACCCGAACGTAAAACATCTGCTCGATCATCCGGGGCACATATTCCCAGGAGTCAGACTCCATCTTGCGAAGGATGGCCTGTACCCGCTCCAGAGTCGCCACAGCGTGGTAATCCACATTTCCCATGGACCGGAGGCGCCCGATCTCGTTGATAATGTCTGTCTCCGCTTTCAGGAAAATCTCGATCAGCTTCTGCTGTTCCCGCTCATTCGGCGCCCGGTTCAGTGTCGGCATTCATCTCACCATATCCCAGCCCCATCAGAGGGTCTCGCAGGGCGGTCAAATCCTGGTAGTTCTTCCCGGCAGCGGTATTTACTTCCTCGTCGCTGATACTGCCGAACATTCCGGTCTCCTCCTCCAGCTTTTTCAGCTCCTTCATAGCGGTGTCTGCCTGGAACAATCCGGCCTGGAAAGTATCCCGAATGGCCTGCGCCTTTTTCAGTGCGATCTCCGCTGTCTCCGTCGCCGTGGGTGTCCACAGCGGCGGGAAGGTAACCTCCAGATCATCCGGCGCCTCTCCCCACGCGCTCAACGCCAGCACGGGCAGGAGCTTTTGCAGGACCGGCCTCACCTTTGCCTCCCGTTGGCTGCCCACATAGTCGTAGTAGTTTTTCAGGTCGCTCTCCCCGGTGGCGTTCATGCCTGCCGGAGACCGCCCGAACAGCTTTGTCACAGGGTAATGAGAGGCACCGCACAGGTTCAGGCACATGGACTCGTAGACCTCTTGCAGACCAGTGAAGGTGTACTGCGTATTCCTGATCTGATTGCCCTGTTCCACAAGCTGCGTGCCAAAATTGGACCGCAGCACGCTCTGGGCCTGCATCACATTCCAGAACCGCCGCTGGGCTTGACTGGAGCCGATCGAGAACAACTGCTCCAGCCCCTTGACTTCCATGGTGTTGATATTGGCCTGGAACGTCAGCGCCGCCATGTTTGCACTCACGTTGTCATGGGCCACCACGTCCTTGTACAGGGCCTCCACCTCGGACTCGCCCCAGTACATCTCCGCCACCCGCTCCAGAAACGGCAGGTCCCGGCCGGTGAACCGAACCACCCGGGAGTGATGGACATTGACCACCGTGCGGCCTCGGGCGTCGGTGATGGAGTAGCTTTCGGGGACCGGGTCACCACCCTCAAAGACCAGCTCCATGTTGGGCGTGATGCCCTGCCAGCGGTCCAAAATGTAAAGGCCCTTGAAGCTGCCGGGGTAGATCATATCCGTGTCCAGGGGCTTGGAGAGGTCGTCCTGCCCATCGATCATAATGAGTCCCGCGGCGCCGCCATACAAACGCCCCCAGCGCAGGCCCTCGTTGATCCGTTCCCGCAGTCTTGTGTCCCGTTCCACCTTGCTCAGGGCGTCCAGGGCCTCCGGAGTATAGCTGCCCTTTAGCTTGTACCACTCACGCAGCATGTCATCCACCATCAGGCCGACCACGTTCTGCACCACCCAGTTGTCCCGGTAAAGCGAATTGAGCAGGGCGTAGTTGTCGGTCATCCGGGTTAAGGGGTATTCTGTGGCCTCCAAGGGGGACTGACTGCCCCACCCCAGGCGGAACAGGGGATTGGAGAACGCGTCCTGGACGCTGACCGCCTCTGTATTCGGTTGATTCCCCGCAGGGCGGGTCTTATGCCGTCTGGACACCTTCAAACCTCCAATCGGGTAAATCATTCACAAAATAGCGCAGGGCGTCCGGCCCGTGGTCCTGCTGCTTGACCGGCTTCTCCTCACCTCTCAGGGACGCCTTTTTGTCCCATAAGTAAGTCCCAAGCTCATCAATCAGGCCGGAGCACCGCTCATGGATCAGGATTTCCCGTCGGTTCAGCAGGACTCCGGTTTTGCGTATCCCATCCAGCACATCATTGTCCGCCTCCCGGACGTATACACCTTGCTGCCGCAGAGCCACGATGAAGGACGCTGCGGACGGGTCCACCAGCACCGTGGCATCCGTGCCGCCCATGAACTCCAAGAAGTCGTCGGCATACTCCTGATCTGTTTTCTGCCGGCGCTCTTTCCGGCTGTCCCAGCGGTATTCCCGGTCTACCCGGATGTGTTCTCCGTCGTCATAAATATCCAGAAACACCGTCGGATTGGTAGTGCCGTAGTCACAAGCGATATAGCGCTGAGAACGGTCATACATCCCGGCAGGCCGCTCTCGATACACGTTTTCCGTCGGGTCAAACATGTCATAGATCAGGCCCTCAGACATGACCCAGCGGCCCAGGATGTACCGCTCGTAAAAAAGGCCGCTGTACATGGAGCGATACCGCGCCTTGGTTTCCTCGTCCAGAGACGGGTTGTCGTCCATCAGAAAATGCAGGTGGAGAGCGTTGTGCTTCTCCGGCTGCAAAATCCATTCCTGGCGGAACCAGTGTTGCGGGTTCTCCGGATTGCAGTTGAACCACATCTTGCTCCCCTTGACAGAGCACCGGGCCAGCGCCTGTTCCACAAAGGACCTGGGCATCAACGCCACCTCGTCCAGCAGTACCCCCGCCAGCGTCACGCCCTGCACCAAGGTGTACGAGCTCTCGTCCTTTCCGCCGAACAGATAAACCCGGTTCTCCCGGTTCCCCCGTCGGGCAACGATCACATGATCGCCCCGGTTGTATCGGATATCGAAATTCCGTTTCAGGTAGACCACGGACAGCAGCGGCACCACGATGTTCCGCTCCACCGCACCCACGGACTTCCCGCAGAAGGCAAACGCGCAGTTGTTGAAATTTCCCATCGCCCACAGGAAGAAAGACAGGGACATGATGGAGGTCTTACCAGACCGGACAGCGCCGTCACAGATGAGGGCGTCATAGCTGGTATACGGGAAACGCATGATCTGCCGCTGCTTCTCAGAGAAGGCCATTTTCCGCCTCCTCCTTCAAGCTCTTGGTGATGGGGTCATCCTCTGCACCGGACCCACCAGCCACCTGTTCAGGCGGTTTATCTCTCCACTTGTCCGGTCTTCTGTTTTTCAGCCAAAAGATTTGGGCCGTGGTGTTCCCGTCTAGAGCGGCAACCAACAAGGCGTTTTCAACTTGGTAATCAACTACCTCTTTGCCTTTTTTTAAGGCCTGCGAAATCTGCGGAAATCGTTCTTTCCAGTCATACAGAGTGCGCACACCGCACCCCATCTTTTCGGCAAGCTGTTCATCGGTCAGCCCATCCCGGGCCCAGCCCTCCAGCAGCAGGAGCCCATCCGACTCCAGCCATCTCTGATAC